GCGTCTCGTGCGCAGCGGCGACCTATTGGAGATCGTCTCGATGATGAAGGAAGCACTTCAGAAGCCTGCGAGCGTCGGAGTTCCCGAGGCTCTGTCCGGCGTCAAGAGGTGCTCTTCCGCGAAGGAGGCCGTTCTTACGACCTCAGAGGATTCCATCTTGAGTACCTTCACTGCTCCTCCGAGTGAGAAGCGAGCCAGGAAGCCACCTCGAGAGGCTACCTATAAGAAGTTCGCCGAGAAATGCCACTTCACAACCAAGCCAAACGGGAAGCACGTGTCCACCGGAGGTTCCGCTAAGGTCCTCGGTCTGACCGACTCACGCTTCGAAGAACTCCGTAAGGAGTTCGCTGCGGCCTACCCTAACGAGTTTGCGATCCTCAACGAGTACGTGGAGGACAACGACATCCGCTTCGACGAAGTCCCTGCTGACGGAGCTGCGTTTTACAAATGCGGCCGTTCCAAGCACAGGGAGTATCAGCGCAAGCTTAAGCTCCCCTCCGAGAACAGGATGAAACTCGCTAAGTACGCCGCCCCAAATTTGTTTGACTCGGATGGGAACCCAAAGTACGAGTTCCCGAAGATGGATAACGCGACTTTGGTCAAGTCGGTTACGACCACCATGAACGCGTACATTGGCATGACCGAGAAAGGCCACGAGCTGATGAAGCGGGCAACTCCTGAATTCATGGACGCTGTCCTTGAGGAGAATCCCTCCTCCCCCTTCGACGTCCCACGAACGCCTGACGCGTTTATTGCTGACGTCAAGGAAGTGATGAAAGGAGCTAACCGCGACGCCAACACTGGCATGAGCGCCGCTTACGGTAAGACGTTGAAAGACGTTGAGAACAACGGCAGGATGGAAGACTGCTGCTCAGTCGCCTGGGCCAGGATGAAGCTTATTCAGTTCTTCGTGGAGAAATCATCTCCTGAGGAGTTTGAAAAGCTCTCTCCCACGCAGATCGTCCTGCTTGGTCTCCGCGATCCCTGGAGGATTAGCACTAAGCCCGAAGGCAACGCTCGCAGGAAGCTCGACGAGGGCCGCCCACGAACCATCATGCACCCCAGCTTGGTGGATACGATCGTGGACAAGGTCATGTTCAAGAGAGCGAACTCCGACGAAGTGGATTGCTACCCTTTCCTGCCGATCGCGGTAGGAATTGGCATGTCCGACTCGAAGATCGCCCAGATCGGAGGTGAGTTCCAGAAGGAGCTCAAGAAGGGCAAGTTGGCTTGCTCTGACCTCTCCGGATGGGACTTTCACGTCACGGGTGAATGGATCCACCTCGACGCTGAGAAGCGTTGGAACCAAGCTGGAGCCAAGCCCAAAGACGAGAACGTCTTCAGAATGTTTGCCAAGATTCACTCGGCCAAGGTCGTCCATGACATGGAAGGTAAGCTGTACACGCAGACCTTCGACGGTTACCAGGGATCGGGGGTGATTAACACCGCCTCCACGAATTCCTTCAGCCGCTCCACCATGTCTAAGATTGCTACGGGCAATCCCCGGCACTTCACCAAAGCCGCCGGCGACGACTGTATTGAGGCTCATGATGAGGCAATCAAGGATGCCATGCCCCACTTCGGACAAGTCCTGAAGGAATTCGCCCCGTGCGAAAAGATCCAGGACATCAAGTACTGCTCGAATCGCTTTGACGTGGAGAACGGGTCCGTGGTCCCCATCTACGACAATGACGAGAAAGGTCTCGTGACGGTTCTCAACAACGGAGAGCTCACTGAAGACCAGTTGGCCAGCTACGAAGGGGTTCT